ATGGAAAGAGTCGGCTGTGCCGACAATCGGCGGGGTCAAGACCCCGCCCTACGGGTGCAGGGCAGGGACAAAGTCGAGGAGATTAGGATGTGTAACGAAAAGATCGACGCCGGGTACGCAGTGTCACCGGATGAGAACCCGGCACCGGGTATCGCCCGGGAGAAAGAGATATTGTTGGAGCAGCTGTGGGGTATCGCCACCACCCGGGTGACGGACATCATGCAGATCAAGGACGGCCAGATCACCGTGGTAGACACCCACACACTCTCTCCGAGGCAAATGGCCGCCATCGCCGCTGTGGAAAAAGGCACCGGCGGTTTGAAGATCAAATTTTACGACAAGTTAAAGGCGCTGGAGCTTTTGGGCAAGTATCTGGGACTATTCGAAAGCGGGCCGGAAGTACAGCCTTCGCCCCTTTTGGAATGCCTGCTGGCTGCCACCGGAGAGGAGGTGGATACCGGTGACCTTCCGGAAATTCAGCAAACGGCAAATGGTAGCCATGACCTGGTGGAACCGGCCTCCGTGGAAGAACCTTGACGGCATTTTCTGCGACGGCGCGGTGCGTTCGGGAAAAACGTTGGCTATGACTGTGGGGTTCTTCCTTTGGAGCATGGCCTCCTTTGACGGCGGTGTCTTTGCCCTTTGCGGCAAAACCGTGGGCGCCATCCGGAGAAACATCCTCATTCATCTGCCGGACTGGCTGGGAGGCAGCTTCCAGATCAAGGAACACCGCACAGATAACCGACTTACCGTCCGGATGGGGAATCGGGTGAACACCTATTACCTTTTCGGCGGTCAGGACGAACAGAGCGCATCACTGATTCAAGGTATGACCCTCCATGGGGTGCTACTGGACGAGGCAGCGCTGATGCCCCGGTCTTTTGTGGAGCAGGCCTGTGCCCGGTGCTCTGTGGAAGGATCAAAACTGTGGTTCAACTGCAACCCTGCCGGGCCGGAGCACTGGCTGAAAAAAGAGTGGTTGGATCAGAAAAAGGAAAAACGCATCCTCCATCTCCACTTTACCATGGCGGACAATCCGGGCCTCTCGGGGGCGGTGCGGCAGCGGTATGAGCGGCTGTACACCGGCTTGTTTTACCGGCGGTTCGTACTGGGCCAGTGGTGCGCTGCCGAGGGCCTTATTTATGACTTCCGGCAGGAACAGCATGTTTGCCGGGATGCGCCCAAGACCGGGCGGTACTACATCTCCGTGGACTACGGCACACAAAACCCTTTTTCGGCGGGGCTGTGGTGCGTTCAGGGCGGAAAGGCGGTCAGACTGCGGGAATTCTACTGGGACGGACGCCAAAAAGGGGCAAAGACGGATGAAGAATACTATGAAGCGCTGCGCTGCCTGGCAGGAGATTTGCCGGTGGAGCAGGTGATGGTGGACCCATCGGCAGCGTCTTTCATTACGGTGATCCGGCGGCACGGGGAATTCCGCGTGCGGAAAGCCCACAATGAGGTGCTGCCGGGGATCCGACTGGTGGCGGAGCTGCTGCGTGCAGGGCGGTTGCAGGTGACAGAGAATTGTGTAGATGCGATCCGGGAGTTCGGACTGTACCGCTGGGAGGACGGCAAGGATGTGCCGGTGAAGGAAAACGATCATGCTATGGATGATATAAGGTATTTTGCCATGGGCGTCATGCGGAGGAATTGAGAATGGTGGCGCCGGGGGCACCGCTCCCTACAAGCGTGATATGCGGAGAAAAATAAAGCGGCGGGGTCAAGTCCCCGCCCTACGGGTGCGGAGGAATGACGAGGGTAGTTTGTGCACAGCAGGAACGATACCGAGCACAATCAGGATGCGTAACGAAAAGCAGAGGCCAGGGCACGAAATGCCCCCGGGTGCGGAGGAATGACAAGGGTAGTTTGTGCACAGCAGGAACGATACCGAGCACAATCAGGATGCGTAACGAAAAGCAGAGGCCAGGGCACGAAATGCCCCCGGGTGCTAACCCGGTGCACGCAGTAAAAAACAGGAGGAAAGAATGACAAACACAGATTACGAAAAGGCCTTTGGTGCGGTGGATATCACCACAGCCGCCATGGCCGAAGCCCGGCAGAACTGGCTGGGACTGTATTACAACACCGAGGCCACCAAAGACAGCGATCCCTGCCAGCGGATCGCATACACGGTGGTGCAAAAGCTGGTGCGATCCGTATTTGCAGAGTATCAGGCAGACTGCGAAAGCACGTTTTACAAGGGAGTTCTGGCGTCGCTGGACAGCGTTCGCAGTGCTGCTGTGCAGCAGGCATTGATTGCCGGTGAGTGCTGCATCAAGCCGGTGCCCCGTGAGGGCGGCTTTGATTTTGTGCCGGTGCCGCGGCAGAACATGCTGGTCTTCGGCAGAGATCCTGCCGGTAACCTGACCGATGTAGGCATGGTGGAAAAGTCCACCGTGGGCAAGTGGAACTACACATTGTTGGAGCGCCGGAAGGCGGAAAACGGCCAGCTGATCATCCAAAACCGGCTCTACCGCTCCAAGGATGACCGGTTGGGTGAGCCGGTGGCTCTGGATATGCACCCCCTGTATCGGGATCTGCCGGGGCAGTTTTCCTATCCTGTCGACGGCGTGGGCCTTGTGCGGCTTTGTACGCCGATGCTGAGCTGCGTGGACGGCTCCCGGGAGGGTGTCAGCGTCTATGCTGCAGCGGCGGAACTGATCCGCAGGATCGATGAGAATGAGGCCCAGCTTCGGGGTGAATTCCAGCGGGGCGAGAGCCGGATCATCACCTCCCGGGATCTGCTGGACGGTGCTGACCAGTTGACGGAGCATCTGTTTATCGGTCTGGACGAGGATCCGGAACGGGTGGGATTCCATATTTTTGCGCCCCAGTTGCGGGAGCAGTCCTTCCTGGCACGGAAGCAGGAATACCTGCGGAACGTGGAGTCCGTGGTGGGCCTGCAACGGGGTATGCTGTCGGAAGTGAATCTCCAGCAGCGCACCGCTACGGAGATTTCTGCCAGCGGCGGTGAGTTTAACCTGACTGTGATGGATTTCCAGAGAATGTGGGAACAGGCGCTGACAGAATGTCTGGCACTGTGCGAAACACTGGGAATGCTTTACGGCATCACATCCGAGAAGGTACCGCAGGTGCAGCTGCAATGGGGCAACGGTGTGCTGTTTGACTAATTGAAACTGGGACGAAAGGACAAAAGTATGGAACGGGAATTTTTGGAAGGTCTTCGGGTAGCAGGGGAAGCACTGCCCCGGGAAACGGTGGATGATATCATGGCCCGCCATGAAGCATCTGTCCGGCAGGTACAACAGGATGCGGCGGTACAGATCGCCGTCCACAACGCAGGCGGCAGAAACCTCACAGCCATCAAGGCATTGTTGGATGTTTCATCCATGGAGGATCAGGAGGATTATTCTGCGGCTGCGGAGGCGGCGGTGGAGGCGGTGAAAAAAGAACATGGGTATCTGTTCGCCGTTGCGGTGCCGCCTTATCACGGCGGAGGTGGCTCGCCCATCGAGCCGGTGAAGCAGCTTTCCCTGGCGGAGGCCTTAAGACTGCGCAGGAAGCGGAGCTGAGGGTGCGGTGACGATCAATCGTTCTTGTCGGGGAATGGAGAACCGGCAATGGACAGTTGACAATGATGGTGTCGCCAAGGCGACGGATTGAGATAAGACACCGCATCAGTCACCTGCGGCGACCGCTTCCCCGCAAGGGGAAGCCTTGCCGGCGGGGACGACCCCGCGCACAAAGTAAAAAAGGAGAGATTTTATTATGGCAATTACACTTTTGGAAGCAAAGGTCGGTATGGCCGACAAGGTAGACGCAGCAGTGGTGGATATGTTCCGCAGAAGCTCTGCGCTTTTGGAGGCTATGCCCTTTGACAATGCAATCAGTCCCGGCAGCGGTGGTTCCACCCTGTCTTACGGCTACATTCAGCTGAAGACACCCGGCACTGCCGCAGTTCGCGGTGTGGGTGAGGCTTACGAGGCCCAGGAGGCCAAGAAGGAGAAAAAGACCACCTGCGCCGTGATCATGGGCGGTGCATTCGAGGTGGACCGTGTGGTGCAGAACACCTCCGGCGCTGAGGATGAGGTGGCATTCCAGGCGGAGCAGAAGGTGAAGGCCACTGCCAACCTGTTCCATAACATGGTCATCAACGGCGACACTGAGGACGGTGGCTTCGATGGCCTTAACAAGCTGCTGGCCGGCACTGCCGGCGAGATGACATCCAATGTCAGCATCGCATCTTCCGGTGAACTGGACGAGAACTACAATGCCTTCCTGGATGAGATGGACGCATTTGTGGCCTCCCTGGACGGCACCCCCAGCCTGCTGCTGATGAACACGGAGCTGCTGGTGAAGCTCCGTGCGGTGGCACGCCGCGCCGGTTACTATCAGCGTACCCAGGACGATTTCGGCAATTTTGTGGAGACTTATGCCGGTATTCCCATGGTGGATATGGGCCGTTTCTACGATGGCGAAAACACGGTGTCCGTCATTCCTACCAAGGAGGGTAAGACCGACCTGTACGCTGTTTGTCTGGGTCTGGACGGCCTGCACGGTATCAGCCCTCTGGGCACCGGCGTGATCCAGAGCTATCTGCCTGATATGCGTGCACCCGGTGCCGTCAAGCAGGGCGAAGTGGAGCTGGTGGCAGGTATCGCACTGAAGAATACCAACAAGGCTGCCGTTCTGCGTAACATCACCATCGGTTAAGCCTATGCCCAGCTACGCGTTTTACAAGACCGTCTATGGGGGCAGCCTGATCCCGGAATCGGTCTTTCCGGAGATGGTAGCCCGTGGGAAGGATTGGCTGGGCAAGCTGGAACGGCAGTTCCGGGTGACACCTTGCTGCCCTAACGGACGGGAGCTGGCTCTTTGTGCTATTGCAGAGGCTATGGCGGAAGATCGCAGACGGGATCTGACGGAAACTTCGGTGGGGGATGTGAAGGTGAAATTCTTCCATGCGGATGAGAAAAGCCTTTACCGGAAAATGTACAGTAACATTTCCTGCTTCCTGGAGATCAAACGGGGGGTCATGTGATGAATAATCCCTTATTTGACGGTGTGGTGACGGTGTACCGGCCGAACCACCGGCAGGTGGTGACGGATTGCCACTACCGATGGGAGCAACAGCAGGCGGAATCCCCGGAGGGCCTTCGCCGCAAGACGGTTTGTCGGCTTTATGTGACGGGGAAAGGTTACTTTCCCCAGATCGGCGACCGGATCTATCCCGGTGAAGGCCCGGAACAGATCAATTGGGAGATGTTTTTGCCGGTCAATGTGGAAGGGCTTTCCCAAATCGATTGGGTCAGACCCTGTTATTTGTTCGGAGAATTGCACCATGTAGAGGCGGGCTGCTGA